AGGTTGAGGCCACTGGCGCAGCAAGCACAAACATTAGGTGGGTTGCCACGGTCAACACAAGCGAGGTTACATACGCATAATGGGTAAGATTGAATTAGATCACACAGGCTCAGGCGGCGGCGTTACACTTAGCTCTGATGGCACTGACCTACTGTTAGACGGAACTGCTATTGGTGGTGGGGGTGGTTCGCTTGATCTGTTTGCTGAGAATTATGATGGCACGTCTACTACACCAAACGCAACGGGAACGAATGCTTTTGCTATTGGCGTTCAAAGTACAAGCTCTGCTACTAACTCTGTTGCTATTGGTACTGGTGCATATGTAACACATCAAGGTGGTGTTGGCTTAGGTTACTCGCCAACAGTTACAGCAAACTATGGTGTTGCGATTGGTGCTAATTCAGCGGGTGCTGGTGCAAAAGTATCAGGTGCAGGTGGCGTAGCTTTAGGTGGAAGTAACACCCAAGGAAGTGAGGCGTTTTCTGCTGTAATTGATAATACTACAACTAGCTATGGCGCTTCTGGTACTAACTCGGTAGCAATTGGGTATCGGGCTAAGGCCACTGCAATATATTCATCTTCTTTGGGTGGCTTTGAAAACATATCAAGTGGTACATATTCAGTTACTGCTGGAAGTAGAAATACTGCTTCTGCTACAAGAAGTATTGCAATAGGTGGGCATAGCAACGAAGCTAGTGGTAATTACTCTGCTATTCTTGGTGGGATCGGCAATACCGCTTCTGGTAACTATAGTCGTGCTGGTGGCTTTTATGCAGACACTCAAAACATTGATGGTAAAGATGCATATGCTTCCTATTCTTTCTTTAATGATGGCGATCAACAAAGAGCTTCACTTGTTTTATTCTGTGACACGACAGATGCAACTGCTGAGGCACTAAGGTCTAATACGAGCGCAGCGGGAACAACAAACCAAGTCATCCTTCCCAACAACTCTGCTTACGCCTTCCACGGCACCATCGTAGCACGTCAAAAGGCGGGTGATGGCACAGCAAGTGCAGCATGGAAAGTAGAAGGCTTGATCCGCAGGGAAGGTTCTGCTGGTACAACAGTGCTAGTCAACAGCGCAACAACTGTCCTAGACAACACACCATCTTGGGGCTTGGCTTTATCTGCCGATACAACAAACGGTGGCCTTAAGATCGAAGCCACGGGTGCAGCCTCAACAAACATTCGCTGGGTCGCCACGATCCACACATCTGAAGTAACTTACGCCTAAAGGAGATCAACATGGCTATTCAGAACAATATCGCCGAAGGTAACAGCCAATACGGTATCGCCTTCAACAACGCTTACTATCGCATCGTCACAGCGGCAGTCAGCCGTCAGCGTGGCACTGACCCTAAGTTTATGGTAATGATTGACTTGTCAGCATATGCCACAAGCACACCGACTGACGACACTCGTGAGGTGGACTTCAAGCGTTACAACGCAAACCTAGATGACATCAACGCATCATCAGGTGACGCATTCTTGGACAAGTGCTATTCTTGGGTAATGGCTCAGGACGACATGGCGGGATCGACTGCCGTTTAAGGAGTAACCGATGCTTGGCTTTTCCCCATTAGCTGCTGCTTCCCTAGCGGATGATGGGGTTGTTGAGGTAGTCAATGATGCCTTAACTAGCACAGACATCACTGCTGGCAATCCAACGGTAGACAACTCTAGCATTAGTCAGGTTCACAGCCTGACTGCTGTTGCTATTACCAATGCCGCGCCTATTGTTGATAGCGCAGGGATTACTCAAGCGCACGATCTTACTGCGAGTGAAATCACCAATGCAGCGCCTGTTGTTGACAGTCCAACTGTAGCAGAAAGCAATGAGCTTACCGGCACTGACATTGCAGCGGGATCGCCTGTCGTTGATGCCTCAAGCATTACACAAAACCACACGCTAACATCTGTTGCCATTACAGCGGCTGCGCCTAGCATCGAGGCCGCAAGCATCACTCAGGTTCACAGCCTGACGCTTACAGAAATCACGGCTGGTGCGCCTACTTTTGACAGCCCAGACATTACCAACGATCAGGGTTTAACATCTACAGACATCACAGCTGGTCAGCCTAGCGTTGATGACGCTGATTTTGCACAAGTCCACACCCTAACAAGCGTAGCAATCACAGCGGCTGATCCAAGCGTTGATGATGCTGACTTTACACAGGTTCACGCTCTTACTGCGACTGCAATCGACAATGCTGCGCCACTGGTTGATGCACCCACTGTTGCTGTTAATCATGTGTTGGTGTCGACAGACATTGATGGCACTGCGCCTGTCATTGATGCAAGTAGCATTACGCAAATACACGAAATTGAGCCTGTCGAAATCACAGCAACGCCACAGGTAGATCAGCCAGTTATCACGCAGGCGCATGACATTACAGCATCTGCGATTGACGGATCAGCGCCAGTCATTGACAGCCCGACACTGGTTGAGAATGTTGCGCTGACAGCGGATAGCATTGACGGCTCCGCGCCTGTGATCGACAGCACGACGATTACGGTAGATCACAAGTTTGACGCGGCAATCACAAACGCTGCACCGATTATTGGCGAGCCAAGCATCACGCAGGTTCACAGCATTACGCTTGCAGCGATTACCGCTGGCGCACCGCAAGTCGGCCCAGCGCGGTTCTTGTGGGAAGAACAAGACTTTGATGCGGAAATCTGGACAGAGCAAGCAGAGCCAAGCGACACTTGGACAGAACAGAGCGTGTCTAGCGAAACATGGACTGAAGCGGCGTAGCGTGTTATTGTGCGCTTAACAGAGGATTAGAATATGGCGATTAGCATAACAAAACCAACCGTAGGCGGCTCAGAGGATACTTGGGGTACGACGATCAACACGGCGCTAGACACCATTGTTGACGCTGCAAACGGTACGTCTGGGACAATCGCGCCCGATCTTAGCACGCTGACGATCAACGGCACTGACGTTACGGCGACTGCGGCAGAGTTGAATAAGCTAGATGGTTACACTGGCACTGCAACAGACTTAAACGAGGCGATTGCGCACTACGTTCCGACTGGCGGGATTATCATGTGGTCTGGTTCAGTGGCAAGCATTCCGACAGGATGGGCGTTGTGTGACGGGACTAACAGTACGCCAAACTTGCGTAATCGTTTTGTGGTTGGCGCAGGTGATACATACGCTGTGGATGCTACTGGGGGTAGCTCAACCACAACACTTTCTACTGCAAACCTACCAGCACACACGCACACATTTAGTGGAACTACTGACGGCGCGGGTTCGCACAGCCACACCACATCACACGGTACAGGTGGTCTTACAACTACTGGACAGCATGGCGTAAGATCGGAACCGGGGTCATTTAGAACAGACTTAGCAACAAGTTCTGTTGGTGACCATACTCACTCATTTAGTGGCACTACGTCATCAACTGGCTCTGGCTCTAGCTTTGACAACAAGCCACCATACTACGCTCTTGCATACATTATGAAAACATAAGACATGACACTGATACCGCTAGACATCCCCGCAGGGTTTTACCGAAACGGCACTGACCTAGAGCAAGCGGGTCGCTGGCGTGATGGATCGCTAGTGCGTTGGCGTGACAACAGCTTACGCCCAATTGGCGGTTGGCAGGAGCGCAAAGCATCGTTCTGCACAAACCCAGTGCGCGGGATGCACACATGGGAAGCGTTAAATGGCACAGCACGTCTAGTAGGCGGTTCGCACAGTGAGCTTGTTATCATGACTGGCAACGGGACAACGACTGACATCACACCGACAGACTTGGCGACAGGCCGCGAGGATGCAGAGGTTGAGACTGGCTTTGGTTATGGCTTTTATGGCGATGGATACTACGGCACACCGCGCCAAGACTTGGGCAACTACTCAGAGGCGACAACGTGGTCTATAGACAACTTTGGCGAAGATTTACTTGCTTGCCACTATGATGATGGTCGCATTTTAATTTGGGATACGTCGGCGGCTCCTGCGACTGCATCTGCTTTGACGAACGCGCCAACGGATAACCTTGGCTTAGTCGTAACCGAGGAGCGATTTATCTTTGCGTTGGGTGCAGGCGGTAATCCGCGCAAGGTTCAGTGGTGTGACCGTGAGGCGAATACAACTTGGACTGCAGCAGCTACAAATGAAGCTGGCGACATTGAGTTGCAAACTGCTGGTCAAATTATGCAGGCAGTTCGAACACGCGGTCAGACGTTAATTATCACAGATACAGACGCGCACACTGCGCGCTACTTAGGGCCACCATATGTATATGGTTTTGAGCGCGTAGGCACAGCATGTGGTGCGGTATCTCGCAAGAGCGCAGTTGATACTGACCTTGGCTCTTTCTGGATGGGGCAACGTGCGTTCTTCAGGTTTGATGGTAACTCTGTGCAGGAGTTGCCGTGCGATGTGCATGATTATGTTTTTGGCGACATGAACAACTCACAGCAGTCTAAAATCTGGGGATTTGCTAACGGTCAATATGGTGAGATATGGTGGTTTTACTGTTCATCCAGCAGTAATGAAATTGATCGTTATGTTGCGTTTGACTACAAAGAAAACCATTGGTTAATTGGCAATCTCGCAAGAACATCAGGTGTGCAGCGCGGTGTGTTCAAGTACCCATTCCTTGCTGGTCACAATGCTGACACTGACATTTATGAGCATGAAGTTGGCTTGAATGTAGACAGTGCATCTGTGTTTGCAGAGACAGGCCCAATTCGCATTGGCGCAGGCGATCAGATTGCAAAGGTTACAAAGCTAATACCTGATGAAAAAACGCAAGGTGATGTAAACGTATCATTCAAGACGCGCTTTTATCCAAACGCTTCTGAAACTACTCACGGACCGTTTACACCTGCCAACCCTACATCAGTTCGGTTTTCTGGTCGTCAGATACGCATGAAGGTAGAGGGCGCGAAATTGGCTGATTGGCGTGTAGGCAACATGCGGATTGATGCAAATGCTGGGGGTCGTCGCTAGTGCCAAGTCCTATTCTTCCCCCTCTTGGCCCAGACCTACGCCAGTGGGGGCGGCAATTATCATCGTATTTGCAGCGTAACCTTGCAAAGCTGGGGCAAAAGACAGCGGATGACAACCCATCAGAGGATGGCGTTATTCTATGGGATCGTGAGTATGGATACCCTGTTGTTTCGTATAACAATGAGTTTCGCCAGATCGTCATGGAGGGCGGTCATGCCTCACTGATACGATCCACGGATGTCACAGCGGCGGCAGCCAACACAGCGTATTCTATCACATTCGATGCGCCGACAGGCAACAAGTACATTGACCGCGATGCGACGAACAATGAGCGTATTGTGTTTGAGGAAGCTGGCGAATATCTGATTAGTTTCACGGCAGAAATCACATCATCGTCTGGCAGTGATGTGACGTTCTATTTCTGGCCTGCAAGAAACGGCACGAATATTACGGGATCGACTATGGTGAACGTGCTGCACAACAACGGCGCAACTTTGGTGGTTTCGCGCAGTGCAGTGTTTAGCTTTGATGCGAATGATTATTTAGAGGCTAAGTGGGCGGTGGACAGTACGAATGGATCGCTAAACAGCACGGCGGCAACATCATTTTCACCAGCATCACCTGCGGCAACAATGACAATTACGCGGATACATGGGGAGCATTCATCGTGAATGACATGACAGAAATGAACCCGATTGAACGATGCCGCCCGTGGATTGAGGCGGCTTTGGAGTATTCTGGAGGTACGCATGTATTTGACGACATAGTTGATGGTTTGATAGAAGGTCGTATGCAGCTCTGGCCTGCCCCAAGGGGGTGTATTGTCACGGAAATTGTGGTATATCCTAGAAAGAGAGTTTTAAACTTGTTCTTAGCAGGTGGCGAGTTGGATCAAATACTTGATATGCATGACGCTGTAAAAGCATGGGCGAAGGAACAAGATTGCGAGGCCGCACAGTTGGCTGGTAGATTAGGATGGAAGCGCGTTTTAGAACCGCTAGGATGGAAAACACAGCATGTGAATTTCCAAAAGGAGATTGATTAAATGAGTGGCGGCACATCAGAACAAAAAACCACGCTCCCAAAGTTTGCCGAGACAGGTATTCAGCAGGTCATCGGCACAGGCGGCGATGTCGCAGGCATGGGATACGTTCCATATTATGGCCCAGAGGTCGCAGCCTTTAGCCCAATGCAAGAAGCATCGTTTCAAGGTACAGACGCTATGGCAGGTGCATTCGGGATGCCGACGACAGGCGGTCAGCAATATATGCCTGCACCAACGCAGTTTGAAGGTGGCGCGATGGGTTATTCATCTGCACCAGTATTTGAGCAGTCTGTTGGCTTGCTTGAAGCAGCGCGTCCTGGGCAAGCAGAATACTTGAGCAGCTTCTCAATTGATCCAATTACTGGGCAGCCTGGTAGTAGATCGCCAAGACAACAGCCTGTTGCATTAGAAATGCAAGGCGGCAGAAAGGGCAAGTAAGATGGCAGGTGGTGCAAATCCAGCAATGGCAGCTAATCCGTATCAGCAAGCAGCAGGCGCTCAGCAGGCAGCGATGGGGCGAGTTGGTGCAGGTCTAACCCAGACAGCAGTGCCAGGCATGGCAGCTTATCAAAACCCATACGAAAGCCAAGTTGTTCAAGCATCTTTGCGGGATGTCGGCTCGGCTGCACAAATGGGCCTTGGTCAGTTGGGCGCACGAGCAGAGCAAGCAGGTGCATTTGGTGGATCACGTCACGGCATTGCTGAAGCTGAGCTGATGAAAGGCTACACGCAGCAAGCGATGGATCAAGCTGCTCGGTTACGTCAGCAAGGGTTCCAGACAGCGTTGGGCGCATCACAAGCCGATCTTTCTCGTCAGTTGGGCGCAGCAGGTCAGCTTGCAGGGCTAGGCGGTCAGTCGTTTGGCTACGGTCAGGCAATCCAACAGCAGCAAATGGCGCAGGGTGCGATGCAGCAGCAAATGATGCAGAACCTAATCAATGCAGCCAAGCAGCAATATGCGGGATACGCAGGCGCACCGCAGCAGGGCTTGAATACATTTACTGGCGCTGTTTATGGCATGCCAAATGTTTCTGGAGAGCAGAGCGGCTATCAGCCTGGTGTGTTTGATTACATGATGGCAGCGGGTCAATTCGCATAAGGACGAGAGTATGGCAGACGGACTATTTAGCTTTTTACGGCAAGACCCAAACCAAATGCCGCAGCGCACATTTATGCAGCGCTTAGGTTCTGCGGCTGCCATTCTAAATCCAATGAACCCAATGTCTGCTCAGTATGGGCAGATGATGGATGCACGGTTGCAGCAGCGTCGTCAGGAGTACACTCGCAATAGATCAATTGAGGAATTGCAGCGTCGTGCGCAAGGTGGCGACAAACTTGCTGAGCGTTACTTGGGCGCAGTTCAATCTGGTGCATTGCAGCCTGGGCAGGCATTCAGCGCGTACTATCAGCAGATGGCAAGCGAAGATCAGTTTAGACGGCAGCAGGCGGCGGCGTCGGCGGAACGTCAACGCAAGTTGCAGCTAGCGACGACACAAACAAATCAAACTGTAGCATATTTAAAGTCAATCGGCAGAAACGACTTAGCTGCAATGGTTGAGGCAAACCCTGCGCTTGCAGGCAGCATTATGGGCGAGGTTGCTAAGTCTACATTTGGCCCAGATCAAGCGGCAGTAAACAAAAGCATTGTTGACGCTCGAAAAGAGTTTACAGGATTAAAGCCTGTCAAAGACTTTGCCGATGTTACGTTTGCATATTCTCGTGTTGTTACATCAGCCGAAGACCCCTCACCCGCTGGCGACTTGGCATTGATCTTCAACTACATGAAGGTGCTAGACCCTGGCTCTGTTGTGCGTGAAGGCGAATTTGCGACAGCACAGAATGCTGGCGGCGTAGATGATCGTGTCCGTAGTCTTTACAACAGAGTTGTTGAAGGCACACGATTGAGTGAACCGCAGCGTGCTGACTTTGTTGATCGAGCAACTCGTTTGTATCAGGGCGCTGAGCAGCAATATAAGAGCATTGCAGAGCAATATGGTCAGTTGGCTCAGCAAGCTGGTTTGCCTGTTGATCAAGTTATTCCTGACTTTACGTTCAAGGGTTCAATTCCTGAACAGTCAACTTTGCTGCAAGTTCCAGCAAATCCAGACAGAACGCGCTTCCCAACTGATGATGCTTGGAAAACGCATTGGCAAACTGTGATGACTGAAGAGCAACGCCGAGCATATTTGGAGGGCTAGATGGCTGACTTAACTAAAAAGCAGCGTGAAATATTAGAGCAATCTATTGCCCAAGCTGCTGAAGCTGATGAGCGCCGTGAAGCAGTCCCAACGCAACGCACACGAGCTTTTGCGCAGGGTGTGACATTTGGCTTTGCAGATGAGTTGGAAGCTCGTGCTAGAGCGTTGGCTACAGGTCAAAGCTACGAGGAAGCATTAGAAGAGATACGCGCTAAGCTAAAAGGCTACCAAGAAGCTCGGCCCGGTGAGGCATTTGGCTACGAAATGGCGGGCGCAGTCGCACCTGCCTTAGCCGCTGCACCGTTTACGGGTGGCACAGGAACAGCAGCTATTCTTGCACAACGTGGGGCAACAGGAGCTGCTGCTAAAACTTTAGGTGTTGCTGCTCCATCAAGCATGCGTGGCGCATTAGGATATGGCGCAGCACAAGGCGCATTGACTGGCGTCGGCACTGGCGAAACAGCAGAAGAGCGTGCAATGGGCGGTGCTATTGGTGGTGTTGCAGGTGGCGCACTAGGCGGTGCGATGCAAGCTGCTGCTCCTTACGTCACTGGCGTTGCGACAGGTGTCGTTGATTATGCGCGTCGGAAACTAGGAGGCCGTGGATCAAAGGCCGTTGAAAACGAAATACAGAGACTTGCAGCAGAAAGCGGCATGTCAGTTGATGAGATTGTGCAAGGCGTTGCAGATGGCACAATCATGGCTGAAAACAAATCATTGCAGCGTGCAGTGCGTGGGTATTACACAGCTGGCGGTGAAGCGGCTACGCGGATTGAGCAAGTTATGGCAGCGCGTCCACAAGCAACGCGCCAAGAGGCTATGGGCCAAATACAGCAATATTTGTCTGACGTTGGCGATCCTAACATTGCTCGTGCAATGCGTGCTGATGAGGAAGCTGCAAAAGTATTAGAGCGTCGTGCATATGAGCCATTTAAGGAACAAATTGCTACATCAGAAGTTGTTGACGAATTGAAGGATGCGGTCAAAGCCGTGCCTCAAGCAGCGGCAGCTCTAAACAAAATCTATCGCTCCAAGACTGGTGAAAAGCCTTTTGTTTCTATTAAGAAGGGCGTTGTTGAGTTTGCTGATAACGTTACTGTTGAGCAGGCTGAAGTGGTGCGCAGAACGCTGAGCAACTTAGCATCTCGTGAGTTCCAACCTGGCGGTATCGGTACTGTAGGCGAGGCAATCGGTGATGTTGAGCAGACGTTGCGTTCTGCACTAGACGTTGATGTTCCTGCACTAGCAGCCACACGCGAAACAGCCGCAATGACACGCACAGCCCGTGAGGC